TTCATCGTCGGGGCGGTAGTGATTTGTGTGGTCGTGGTGGAATCGATCGTGAGAAAATACGCTTGCAGCAGTGTCTCATATAGAGACTTGGCTCCGCCTCGAGCAACGATGATGTATTGTTTGTTGATGAGGCGTTGCTTGAGTTTGCGTTTCTCGAAATGTCCTCCGCGGCCGTTCTCATTCTGGACGAAGACCGAGCGCTCGACGAAATACCACCATCCGAAGATCTCCTCGGCCCATAGTTTGAACGAGTCCAGAAGGACCAGATCCTGACCGTCGGTAAGGGTCATCTCCGATTCGCAGAAGCGGATGAAACCCTCGACCGCAAGATCGTCATAGTAGAAACTAGGATTACGAATACGGTCATCGATCCGATTCATCTCCAGTTCGATTTCGTGACATACTGGGATCTCCCCCGACAGGACTCGTGCACGGAACTCGGCGTAATAACGCGGAGTTGCGGTATTACTGAGCATCTAGGAGCTCAGCTCCGCTTCTTCCGCTTCTTGGACGCCTTGGCTCCTGCAGATACGGCACTGTCCAGATAATTGGTGGCGTACTTCGTGCCGACGTTACGGATGGCGCTCACGGCGATGTCGCCCGGAAGAGATGCGAGCTGCTTCTTGAGCCGACTGCGCTGAGAGGGCTTAGGACCGTACGCCTGGTTGTACTGACGCTCTAGGTTAGCACGGTTCACGAGACGTTGAAGCTCTGCGTCAGACAGAGATGACGCCTTACGAGCCTCCTGCTTCTTAGGGCCCGTCTGACTCGAGCCGCTGTTCTTGCGAGAACGGCGAATACCCCATTTCATGCCCTTGACGCCGTGATGCGCAAGGACATCCTCGGGGCGAGAGATGGAGCTGCTCATGAGAATTCTTTCTCCTGGTTGATACGCCACTGCAATTCGACGATCCGCTTCTGAAACGCCTCGGTGACGTACGAGTTGTTGGGAGGGTCGAAGTCGAGTCGAACGCGTGCGTAGATCAGAGACTTGACCGCCTCGATTTTGAACTCATCATCGCCGAGCCATTCACCCCACGTTGAGGTCGGCCCGGTGATGTGAAAACGAGGCAGGCCGAGCTGGGCCGACTCGAAGATCGCCGAGTTGATGTGCGAGATGAGCTCGTCATCGAATGCCGTATATGACGCCTCGAGGCCGAGCATCTTCTTGATGGTCTGGAGAATCGACCCATCGGCCATTAGCGTGAAGCCTTCTTGAGGGGGAAGCGCGGCTTGCCCTTCACGCTCTTGGAAGCGAGCTTCTTGCGCTTGGACTTCGGCGATAGGTCCTGCTCCGACCCGTCGTCTTCGTCCTCCTCGGGCTCATCCGCATCAGTCCCGATCTTCGTCGGGTTCTTTTGGAGAGCCTGGAGAAGCATCTGACGACGGGAAAGCTTCTTCTTGGGCGCCTTCTCGTCGTCGGCCAGAGTGTCCTCTTCCGCCGAAATGCGCTTCTTCTTGCGAAGGTGCTGCGCAGCGGGAGGCTTTGTGCTGTAGTGAAACAGCTCGTCCTTATAACGGGTCACTTACCCCTTGCCGCCTTTCTTGCTTCTCGAGCGGCGGCCTTCTCGGCACGGATCCGCTCCCGTTCTTTCTTCTTCCGCTCCCGTTCGACCTTGGCGTCGTGTTGCTTCTTCGCATTGGCGGCACCTCGCTGTACTCCGGCCATTTTGGCGAAGTACGAGACGGATGCCTTGGCGAATCGACCTTGGGTTTCCGAGCGAAGTGCGGCCCGTTTGTCGGCGATGATCTGCGCCGTGGACTTTGAGCCGATGGTCTGTTGACCGACCTTCTGGTAGGTCTTGCGTTGACCCCACTTCATTCCGGGAACGCCGTAGTGAAAGAGCTCGTCTCGATACTTGTTCACCATAGCTTGGTGTCGCCCTCTCGACGTTCGATCAGCTCACTCTCTCGAGCGAAGCCGTAGTGTATAGCGTTGTGCGTATCGTGACACACGGTGATGAGGTACTCGGGATCGAGCACTGCAGGGTTGAAATCTATTAGATCCTCGGGCTGCATTGGATTCATATGGTGAACCAGGAGCTTCCCTTGGATCTCCATTCCCTCGATGCCAAGGTCTCGACCCAGGTCTCGAGCGATCGTGATATCTCGAGACCTCTTCCACTCCGGCGAGTGATAGAACCTCTGGTTTAGGTAGCGCCCCTCACCGAATGTGCGTGCGTACGGGTCCGAGAAGGTCTGCAAGTAGCGCAGTCTCGAGTCCCAATCCGGAAGCTCGATCAGTTCAGAGTACGTCCTCACCGACACCACCGCCGGAATACGCACGGAAGGCTCTAAGTACCTCTGCGTACGCCTCTTCGCCTCTAGCGGAGGCCTCGAGTGCTTCGGCTTTGGCCTTGAGCATTTTGTTCTCGGCGCGGAGTCGCTCCTGTTCGAGCTTCTCGCGACTGGTGCAGAGCTTGAGGTAGTGGATAACAACCGACGGAGGCGCCGTACCCTCGGCCAGCATCATCTCCGCCCTGGTGGTCGCCAGGGAGATGAGGCGATCCTCGGCCTCCTCTGGAGAACGGGGCGGCCTCTTCGGTACTTCGATGGGCTTTGCCTTGCGCGGCATTGAGTTTCACCCCTGCGACGTTATGTTGTTGTGAAGTTCGACCGAGATTCAGGTCAGACCACGCGACTCAAGCAACCCCTCCCGACGCGGAAAGGAACACACAAGAAAACGCGTCGAGTGCGAATCGCGTGGCCTGGTCCGAATCCCGATTGAAAATACTCCTCTGGGTTAAATATGAGGTGGACGGCCGAAGCCCAGGGGGTGTCGATTGTGCGACCCCTCTCCCCCCGTTCGGCTGAAAATAGAAATAGAAAGATTCGAACTTTCAGCTTTCTCTTGATTCAACTTTTTTGTAGTTTCCAGTCAAGTCGAGCTCGATGATCTCGTCGATCGCTTGATTCGTTGCAAGAACTTCATCAGCTTCAGACAGTTCGTCACTAGTCCATGCCACCCTACCCAGGTAGGAGGTGGTGTGGTACCCATGTGCCTCGTCCCACTCATACCATTGGTAGAACGAATCGAATGGATCGTAAGGGTTGTCCAGTGTAGTAAGCCTAGCAGCCTGCATGGTAGGGGTGCACCACCTCTGCTGTAATAGTGTGTATGGGCAGGAGTGCACAGGGCCCCTATGAAGACCCCCCTTGTATAGGAGGCGCCATAGAGGCCCTGTGCAGAAGGCCTTCTCAGAGACACGCTGTGGAGCGAAGGCCTGAGTGAGCTTCTCTGCAGGATCAGGAAACAACGGAACGCAAGCTCAGAGAAGCTTCGTATGCAGAGTCCTGTGGCTAGACCACTGTAGCAGTACCCGAAAGATACTCTCGAACTCTGGCAGGACTGATGCCCAGGGCATCGGCGATCTCGGCGACGGTCGAACCGTTCTTCCTGTAAATGGAAATGCGATTCGCCTGGCGCCTTGTAAGGGGCTGGGTCTGCTTGGGCATAGCCAAAGATTTGAGGTGATCCAAATCTGCGCTTTCGAGAATTTGATCAATCATCGACTGCGACACAGCACCCTCCTGGATGGCCCGGTACTGGAGGGGGGTGGGGCGGATACGGGTGGCGTTTCTATCGTACCCCAGTCTTTGACGGGCGGTCTTTAATGCCATGGCCGTTACTTTGGCCCGGTCCTTATAAGACATGTCGGGATTCGAACGTACCTTGGCATCGACCACGCCGTTAGCAATAACCTGGGCCTGTCTCTCCAGGGGCTTCGCTTTACGGGCCACATTGATCTGGGCCTTGAGTTCAGCCACCTCTCGAGAATAACGCCGGGCAGCCTGGGGATTCTTCTTGACCCGGGGCTGAGACACGGCTTCCTTCCTCGCTTTGTTGGCCATGGCCTTGAGCGAGTTGGCGTGCTCGGCGTACAGGTTCTCCATCCGGGTCCCCGAAGACAAAGAATAGGCGTCATCAGTCAGAGCCATACGGGGGATTTTCTCAGTGCGCAGCACCTTCTTACCCCGGGAATCGATATAGCTCTCTCCGGTTTCGACCCACACCCTCTTTCCGGTCTTCGAGTCAATACCCCCGCCCTCTCGAGCAGAGCGGGCCTTGCGCTTGGGCATGCGCTTCTCACCGCCGGCCCTCGAGATGAGGGTGGATGCTCCACCGGATTGATACTTCTTCTTGAGGGCTGCGATACCGTTGTCGCGCTCGGACTGCTTATAGTTGAGCTGATGCTTCTCAGCATCGATAACGACCATGGAGTGACGAACGGCCCGGGCCAGCTCCTGCTCACTGGCGCCCTTGATGGTCATGTCGGTAATGAGGTTGCTAATCTTACCCATTTGCGTCTGGGTGTCGGACATGACTTTCATTCCGTCGTACTTCGGATACGCCCGTTTCGGATCAAAACCCTCCAGACCTTTCAGCGGCTTGGTGGCTTTGATCCTGGTCTTGCCGCGGTGTGGAATGACCACCACGCTATCGCCGTCGAAGTCGGCACCGCTGAGTCTCTCCGCAACGGCGGGGTGAATACCGACAGCGTCAGTGACTTGCCCAAGTATGCGGCGAGCCTTCTTGTTACGGTTGTTGACTACGAGCTGAGGGATTTCGAAAGTACCGCCATGCGGATAACGAACGAGCGATACGACCTCGCCGTCCCGATAGTTCGGCGCGTAGATCTCGTTCTTCTTCATGTGCGGGAGAGGAAGAATAACCTGCGAACTCTGACCCGGAAGGGCCTTGGCCTTGAGGTGCACGGATGCCGAGTCGCAATCATCGGCCAGCGAAATGAGCAGCTTCTTCCGAAGGCTCGGGTTCGTCAGCTTCATGATGTCGTCATACTGCTTCTGCTTAGACTCACGCACTTTGGCGAGCTGCTTCTTGGCGAGAACGGGGGACTGCTTCGAAAGGAACTGGGAAGCGAGAGACTGACTCCACGTGTCCCATGTCCCCTCGTCGTTGACGATGTTGATCGCCGACAGCTTCCGCTCGCCGTTCTTGCCTTTGAAGTACAGCTGCTTGCGGATGGTGGCGCCGAACGGATTGTCGGGGTCCTTCTTCATCGGCTTCAGGACGGTGTTGTCCTTGGGACCGAGCTTCGGGGTGCCCTTCTTCTTGTTCGTGTTGAAGACGACGTCCACGCCTTTGGGCAGGTCATCACTGTACATGGCCATGCCTTTGAGGTAATGGGTGCCGTCCACGGCGATTCGAACCTGGGCGTAGGTGCTGTTGCCGAGCGAGAGGTCCTTCACCCCACGGCGAATCTGAATGACGCCGTCCATGTCCGTGCCTCCGTCCTCATCGTAGCGAACTTTGATTCGCTTGGACGAAATGGATGAAGGCTTCTTGATACCGGTGGTGAATGCACCATCCAGGTCCGCGGCGATTCCGGGAGTCCGGATCTTGTCGCGGTTGGCCATCAGATCGGAGCGCTTCGTTCCGGGAGGCGAGAGGACCTTGAGCGTGGTGAACTTGTCACTCCCGGCCTGCTTGATGTAGACCTCGTTGGTAACATACCCGCGCTGCTTGAGGACCTCTACCGCCGTACGAAGCGTTGCGTCAGAACACCCCATGTTGAGCTCAACGCCAGCACCGTACTCGATGTACTTGTGCTTCTTGGCCTGCTCCGCCAGAATGTCCGCAGTCCTATTGACGTTGGATTTGACCTCGCGAGCGTCCTTGGAGAGGAGGTTCCGAACGGAGGATTCATTGATCCCCATCTTCTCGGCGATGACCGTGTTCGGAAGTCCGGCCTGCTTCATGCGGACTGCTCGTGAAATGTCTCCTGCCCGCTTCTCCTCGCCGAGGTGCATGCCAATGGCTCGGAACTCGGTTGTGGACATTCCCCAGCCTCGAGCAATCTCCGTGTCGCTCAATCCCTGGTCGCGAAGACGCTGTCTCTCGGCGAAGAAGCTTTTAGCGCTCTGATAGGGATCCTTACCCGAGCCCCATGGATACCGTCCCGAATGGCGGGGGGTGCCGTAGTGAACGAGAATGTCGTCCGGAAGCATTGAACCTCCTGCTCTAGCCCTCAGGCGTCTTCGAGCTTGATGTCTTCGATAAGCTTGTTGAAATGAACGATCTTGTCGACGATATGCCCGAGCTCGTCAACATCAGGCTCTTCGATCCTCACCTCGTCGTTCTGGTAGATCCGCAGCTCCGCCGAAATATCGCCGGGGCGGACGTCGTACTCCAGGCAGAAGAGGGCCGCATAGATCTTGAGCTGGGTCGTGCTGACCGGAGTCGTCCCCGTCTTCAGATCGTGGATCCTGAGGAATCGAGAATTCTCATAGAATCGGATGGCGTCAGCGGTCCCGTAGACGTTCGGGGAATAGTAAAGAACTTGCTCGGGAGTCATGCGATACCCGATGGCGTCGTTCACGTAGGCGTTGAACGTCACCTTGTTGCGGGGCATGCGCATACCGAGACGAATGTGCTCGGCGGCCATTGCGTGGAGGCGAGTTCCGATAGCTGCGGCCTGGGCCGTGCGGTAGGACTCGATCAACCTGGCGTCGTCGTAGTTCACCCAGTGATACTTGCTGGCGCTCAGAAATGCGTGGGCGCCCTCAAGCCTCGAGTGATCGTTGAACTTCATCTAGAATGTGCTCCTTGTTGGACGGGTCGATGAACGAGGCGTAGGCCATGTCGTTCATCTTGGATACATACCAATCCTGATTCGGACGGTGCTTGGCCTTGGGGGAGGCCTTCACCTCGAGGGCGGCCCATCGGTCTCGATGGAGAACGAGGAGATCAGGAACACCCTGCTTGTAGTTCGGGTCGTTCTTCAAAACCATACTGCCCGGAAGCCGGTTCTTGATCTCCTTGATGAGCTTGGCCTGGAAGTCTCGTTCGAGCATGGTGACTCCAGTAAAATCGATAGGAGATGATCCTCCTTCATTATAGCACATGTTGACTAGGCGATATGGTGGGTATGGAAGATCTTGGATGAGGGGGATCTGGACGCATCAGCCCCGAACATGTTACAGATGTTACGGATGTTAAAACTGTGGCGTAACCTGTAACTGGTGTGACTATTTGTGACTGGTGTGACAGGAGTAAACGATTCTAGCCAAAACCAGGTTATTTCCTATACCGCTATAAATCTCTATATTTCTCTCTCTTTTTTTATTATTTATTTTCTAAGTAGTAAGAAGTAAGGATTTGGCTTCTAGGGGGTATGAAACCGCATGATTCCAACGAAAAGTCCTCCAGCCAAATCCGAAATCGGAGTCACAAAACTGACTGCGAGTCCAAAAAACAGCCAAGACCTGTCGGACCAACCCTGTCGAGAGGTGGCTGCTCGCCCTCCTTAGCCATTTTTTTTTCGGTTATGAGGGTGAGCAGTCGTTTTAATATCGGCTTGTCAGGACCGGCTCAGAGCCCAAGATTTCTCGTTGAACACCTCCTTTCGACCCTGAGCACGTCGGATGGCGAGATCTATGTCACTCTGAGTATAGAGAAACCAGTACCTCAAGTTCGTGTACGGGGTGTTCATACGGTCAATCCGCCCCATGCACTGCTGCGTCTGCCGCCAGGAATACGACAGACTGAAGAAGATCATGCAGTCCGTCGTCACGCAATTCCACCCCTCGGCACCCGAGGCGTAGTTCACCAAGTACACCCACGACTCCCCCTCCGGCAAGGACTCGTGCTTGTGGCCGTTGTACTCCCTCACAGATACCCCTGAGAGGCCGTGTAAGCCACGTAGAAGCTCTAACTCGTAGTCGAAGGAGTAGAATACGATCACTCGCTTAAAACGCCTCAGAATGGCTCTCACGCGTTCCATACGAGCCTCGTTGTCGTTCACCATGCGCCTGGCCGCATAGCACAGGGCTCCGGCATCCTCGATGGGCTCCATCTTCCAAGGATCGAACCGGTCCCTCATCAAGGTTTTGAACGCCATTTTGTCATAAGGTACATCCACCCACTCGACGATTCGGCGCGTGTGGCGCTTATCGGGCATGGAAACGGTCACGAGGCGCTTGAAGCCCTGGAGTTTGCTCTGGTTGTGCCAACGTTTCACCTTCGGGTACTTCGCAAAACGGTCCCACTCGACGTGCTGCTCCACGAAATCGGTCTTATTGCGGTAGAACCCGTGCGCGAGAAACACGTTCAGGTAGTCCATCCAGTCGTCCCCGGGCGTAGCGCTCAGGAGGATCCAACGGTTCTGGCGGGCTATCTTGATGAACGCCCTCCCCCAAGCCCCCTGACCACCTCCACGAGCCTCGTCGAAGACGAAGAACGCCTTTCTTACCCCCTTGTACTTGGATATGTTGTTCCAGGAATCTATGACGACCCCGTACCCCCTCTCCTCAAGACCCATACGAACAACCTCATCATGCCATTCGCGGTCGTTCCTCTTCTTGGCCGTGCAAATTATATAAACCATGGCGGGTGCCCCGGAGGGCGAAGTGGACCGGGGGGTCTCATACGACTCGACGATATACGCCAGAGCTGTAAGAGACTTCCCGGAACCCACTCCGCCCTTCAGGATGCACCCGTCGGTCATCTTCTGCAAGGCCTCTTGCTGGTGACTCCAGAGCATCACGCCCATGAGTCCAGTTCAAGAGCCATTTGCGTCCAAGCCTCCTTCCGATTGGCCCAGGATTGCCGCACGCCGTCTGAACGGGAGCGTACGGCGAGGTTCTCCAGGCGATTATCCCGCTTGTCGCCGTTGATGTGGTATACGTGCTCATCAGGGCTCAGAGGACCTCTGAACGCCTCCCAGACCACGCGATGCAAGTAGTACGTCCTACTCCCGCTCAAGGTGGGGAGGTTGACTACGAGATAGCCGTTGTCCTTCTCGAAGGTTCGGTAGTAGTATCGCTCGTTCCGAGTGCGACAAACACCGCCGACCGATACCTCGACGCGGCTTCCATCGCCCACGGGAGCCCAAATGCGGCCGCTCAAATCGCCGTCACGATCACTGATGGATCGGTGTATCGCTCGAAGACATGCCTTCCCTTCTCGAACAGCTGCGTTCCGATAACAGAGGTACCTTTCGGATCCCAGATCGTCAAGACATACCGGTTGATATCTGAGCACCAGCCCCAGCTCCATGTGACATGTTCCCAGCACAGGCGCCCGGTCGGGCGGTGCACGATGACCGTCTCGTCGATCGCCCCGCTCAGGTACTCGTCAACCGAAAATGTATTCATCCCACTCACTGACTGCTCCAATCGCCTTAGCCGCTTCGTACTTGCGCTTCTCGGGGGTCTTCTCGAAACTCGCCGCCGAGTACCCCATTGCTTTGGCGAGGCCTATACCTCGCGTGTAGATCATGGCGTCGTTTAGATCCATGATCCGGATGTTCTCAAGAGTGAGGGGGCCATCGGGATCGTCCAGGACAACCCTCTCACCCTTATCCAGTGGACGGATCCAGGCGTCCGCCATGAGTCTGGCGACGCCAACGTGGACCCGTGTTTTTCCCCGGCACAGGGTGACATAAGGCGTCTTTCGACTCTGACCGGTGACCCCCCACTTATATTTGTACCCGTCGGAGATCTTACGGACCTCCCCGTCAAGGCTCACGCAATGAGTGAACCACTCGTAACACTGCCGGTAGTCCTCGGTCATGGTCCACGGCCCGCGTTTGGCCCGTTCGACCTCGTGAGGCGACGTGACGAAGAGATTCGACAGACGGCAGTCCTCAACGTCCCCGTTCAAGGATTTGACGAACTTTCCACGCGGAAGCTTCTCGTCGTGGAATGTCTCCCATACGATTCGTCGCAAGGGGACGGTGCGCCAGGCTTTTGCGCCAGCGGGATTCTTAGCGCCGATCGGGTGCAGAGTCACACACGGCTCAGCGGTCGTTGCGCGATTGCGAATCCGCATCGGGTGGTTACGAGGGGTCTTGTCCGAGGTCCGTCGGATATTGCCGAGATCGCTCACCTCGGTGTTCTCGTAGTACGTTGACTCGCGCCACCTCTCAGTCATCCGATGGCTCCGCGTGATAATGGTAGACCGTGCGGTCCAGCTCATAGCGCTTGTTCACCAGGCGAGGGCGGCGAAGACGGTGCTTGCGAAGCATGATGTCCAGGAGCTTCTGAACGCTGTGCTCTCGCTCCTGCCAGTGTCGAGTCTCGGTGTGCAAGTTACCGTTGTGATCAGTGTGGGTCAAGTGAAATACGATGGTCCTCATCAGCGTGCTTCCTCTGTGCGGTCGTGCTTCCAGACGGCCTCGATCTCGTCCTCGGTCTCCGTGATGGTCCATCGCTTATCGCTGTAGTGGACCACGTCTTCTATAATGTCCCCTTCCAGGAACATGTTCGGGTACGTCACCGGGATGCACCACTCGCCGTCCAGGACAGTCACGGTCCCAGTTATCTCGTCCACGATGTCGGGCGCATCCTTGACGCGGGTACGGAGAATCATGAGACCTTCCAATCGAGATTGTGGAGAAGTTCCTGGAGCTCCTCCTGGGCGGTGATCAGTGCCGGGGTGACGGGGAGCGACTTCAGCTCCTCGAGATATGCGTGGGCTGTGCGATAGTCGTTGCGCAGGAACGTCTGGTCCTCGTTCCATGGATCAACGTACAACCTCCAGAAACGGGCGGTGATGCGAGTCCACTCCACGATAACGCGAATGCGGTCCATCTCAGATCGTCTCCCCCAGGGTCTTCTTCAAAGTGGTGCGAATGGAGCTCCAGACATCCCTGGTCTGGAACACGAGTGCGAGAATGTCCGAGACGTCGGTGTCCTCCACGAGAAGCGGGAGGTTCTGAGCGTCCTCCTCGAGACTGTCAAGGGCCCGAATGTGGTTCTTGCACTCCATGGAGTCTCGAGCCATCTTCGAGATCACGTCGTTCGTGAAATGGGCGATGTCGAGGGTGGCCGACCAATACGAACTCATTCGCTGGGCCTGCGATATCGAGTACTGGACCCGCTCAAGAATCTCATCGTAAGTCATGATGTGTGTTCCAATCTTTGTAGTAATACAAAAGTGTGCTGTTGTGTGAACCCGGGGGCCCCAATGTCTCCAGAGGACCCCCGGGTTCGAGTGCTGCCTCAGACGATGCCCGAGAACAGCGAGTAGAACGCGTCGTCGCTGATGATAACGACGTCACGAGATCCGATGTGCACGGTCCACATGCCGTTCCGCTTCTCGGCTTTCACGACCGCCCCCGCTCGAGTCTGATAGTACCCGGCGAGATTCTTGGTCGATGGGTAGCGCATCATTGCTCCTTGACTCTTGCGATCTCTCGATCGAGATACCACCGAGCCTTCTCCAGATCCTCTACGTACTTGTCAGGATCCTTGCGCCCCGCACGGCAGACGTACTTCACGACGTTGCCCGCGCAGAACGATAGATGCTCGGTGAGGTCGATCACCTCTGCGCCGTTGCTCCAGCCATCGGCGTAATGCGACGGATGCGAGACGCTATCCGATTTCTCGACAATCCGGATACTGTCGTCCTCGAACTCGTACTCGTACTTCGACTTGTCGTAGATCACATAGGGCTGCCCCACGGGATTTACGACCAGTCGACAATCCGGGGTGTTGGCGATACGCTCGATTTCCTCTGCGGGGTAGAGCCAGTACTCGTCATCCGCGATGAAGAGATACCATCTCGTCGGCTCATACGTCAAATGCTCGTACTGCATGCCTTTCGGCAGGATGACCCGTTCGGCCGTGACCGCCGACCAAAAAACCCTGCCGCCCCCGGAATCCTTCTTGCAGATCATCTCAGTCCTCCTTTCGCAAGATGTAGGGTAAATAGGGGTGTCAGTGCAGGATTGGCTCGTAAAGAGTCCAGAGCTGTCCCTCGGTCAGGAGCTCGAACATGTTGTCACCACGACGGACGACCCATTTTCCGATGGCCTCCTCGCGAATACGCGATTGAGTATTCCAGTCGCTGGTGACCCAGAGGCGCACCTGCTGGTAGTTCTCCTCGGTGATCTTGACGGCCTCGCATATGACGCGGCGGGGTTTGAAGAGCTTGACCTCGAGATCCATCAGAACGGCACCTCCTCGTCCTCTTCATCCGGGGAAGGAGGGTTGTAAATCGCATCAAGCTCGTCCGTGGCGATAGTGATATACGCCTTGTCGAGGTATGCCGTGCAGAACTCAATGCCCGCTCTAGTCCGACCGTGGTAAGGACGAACGCTCAAGTCGGCTTGCTCGATGTCCGCGAAGTCCAGCTGACCGATAGTGTCCTCGGTCAAGGGGTTCCTCGCGCCGCCGGCGATCAGAGTGACCTTGGGCGGGCGATACCCGTAACGAACCTTGACCTGAACGAACGGCGTGGGCTCCTCCTCGTCGTCTCGCGGCTTGAGGGTCTTGACGTTGAAACCCTCCTCCCGGAACGCTCGCTCCTTATCGGGGGGAAGAATGACGCAGAACGTCCTGTCCGTGTTACCGAACTTGTTCGGAGCACCCGAGAAGTTTCGGAACAGGAGGCGTGCGTTGCGAATGATGTAGTTAGCCATGGTGCGTTCTCCTATCAGTAGTTCTTGAGCCAATCGGTGATGCGTGAGATCTCCTTGCGCATCACAGTGAGCATCGTGTCCTCGTAGTCGCCGTAGACCTCTGGGACTTCCTCGTCAAGGGCGGCAAGAATGTCAAGGTGCGTCTTCTTCGTCTTGGAAAGAAGACCGATGACATGATCCTGCAGAATCGCCGCCTCCTCGGCATCCAGACGTCGGGTGAAAGTCTCCATGTGTTCCTCTCTGCAAAATGATAATCCATACCCGTTGTTCACGGATACGGATTCGGAGTCACTTCTCCTGATCGGTCTCGTTGTCCTTCGCGTCGTACGCGGCCTGGCAGATGCCTGTGACGGCACCCGCGACAACCGCGGCAACAGCGATCTTGACGAGCTTCTTGTTCATGGTTTTTCCTTTCGATAGTGGGGTCTCCATTATAAGCTTTGTCGAGCTCGCGATGAAGACCCCACTACCGAATGTCAGATGGCTCGGAAGATCTCTTCGTCACCGTACTTTCGGATCTGATCCAAGGCATTCTCGGCCAACTTGTCATAATATCGCTGGTCGATTCGCGCGCCGGTCAGAAGAGCGTCCCCTGACTCCAACCAGAGGTATCCTTTGGTGCCGGCGACAGCTCCGTAGGATACGACATCTTGGCCGTCGGAGTCTTTTCTGCGCGTTTCTCGTAGAAGTCTTCCGCCTCCTTCGATGACCGGAACGAACGTTCCCACACGACCAATGAATTTGAGATCTTCCGGCACAATGTCGTCACTATCGGGTGCGAGATACATCCGGCTTGTGACTGACTTGGCCTGGATGTAGTCGCCGAACTCAATGGGCTCTCTGGTGAACAGCTTCTTGTAGACATAGGGCTCCTGGAATTGCTTGCCGGTAGCGTGCCATCCCGATTCGTCATGAGCGATGTACACCGCATCGTTCACGAGGCACATACGATCGTATGTCGCCTCATGCTCGAAGTCGTATCCGTACTTCTTGCCGAAATCCATGACGAACTGGATGTCTTCGGGAGTTGCGTTGGGGATCTTGATCGAATCGGTTTTGATATGCGCGACCGTCAATCCTCGCTCCTGCACAGCCTCCTTCAGATCGACCATGAATAGGGCCCCGCGTTTCGCGACGATGTTGTCGACGTTACGGGGGTCCCGAAAGGGATTGTCGAACTTGGCAGCCGTGAGTCCGTATACGCTGTTGATGGCGATCTTGAGGGCGTATGCGAGGGCCGAGAGCTCTTCTTTCGATCCCAGGTACGGACCAAGAGCACCCCCAAGAAGACCAGCAGCGGATGCCGTATCGCCATGTTTGACGGCGATCCTAGCCTTCTTGATCTCCGAAAAGCGCGACGTGTACTCGCCGAACAGATTGAGTTGCTCAATGGACGTAGGATGCAGTGATGCAACATCCAGAAGAGCAACATCACGATGAATACCAGGCTCAGCATAGACGTAACCTCCTTCGCCGACTTCCACGCCCTTGTACGTGGACTTGCCGTATTCATACTTGTATCCGGGGAACATCTCGCTCAAGTCCGTGTAGACCAGCTGCGGATGCTTCTCCTTGCCGAAAATGATTCGGGTAGTGAGGGCGTTAGTCGAGTGATTCGGCGTAAGCCCGGCCACCTTGGCGAGAACCTGACGTGCGACCCAATCCTCGTGGAGGTGCTCGAACACCTTCTCCGTGGATATGACGTCGTTATCGCAGTACTCGCTCACGCGTGCCCAGTGCTCCTCGGGCACAGGTTCGTCCCAGTCGAAGCCGAGCTCATCGTGCTTGAGACCGAGCTCGATCTCCCACTTCTTCAAGGACTGTTTCTTCGCCGAGAAGTCGTACACATCCGTGTAGGAGAGGTTGTACGCCTCGACGAAGCCGGCCTTGACGTGGGACTCGATGATCCTCTTAGAGAGCTTGTAGAGCTCGTAGTTGGAATATCCGATGATTCGTGCGTAGAGGATGTGGTTGTCGTACCTCCGGTTATTGAAGCCGACAAGACGATTCCTGCACAGCGCCTCGATCTCCTCCGGATCCGGATTGATCATTCGGACCACCTTCTCGTTGCCCTGGACCTTCCAGTTGAGGAGGAAAAGATTGGGGAAGACCTCGCAGTCGAAGAAAATGAGGTCTCCGTCCGACACAGGTGGGTTCTCGGATTCCTCGTCATTCTCGGACTGGAAGTGCATCTTCGACACCTGCTCGAGGCAGTACGCCCCGTGATGGGTGCTGGATGCTGCGAACGCCATAACCTGGTTTCGCATGTCCGAGATGTCATACGACAAGTCCGACGAGTATGCGTCGTCCAGGATCTTCCGGATGAAATCCACGCTCGGCTTGGTGCCCGGATGTATCTCTTTTCGAAGGTTGCGCAGAATGAGTTGGCGCAGGGCCTTCTCGCTCTTCATGCGGGTGTCCGAGATCACAGGTTCATCCTTGAGAGGGAGGTCCCCTTCGGAAAGTCGCGCAAGAGTCGGTCGTCCTCCACATTTGGTGAGACGCCTGCGGAGTGCTGACTTTCCTCGATAGACTTTGCACTCGATTCCGTCTTCAACGAAATTGCGGAGTCTGTCGGTGTCTCCATCGTAAACGTAATGGAGGTGGATACCTCCTCCGCTTCGTGAGAGCTCAGCGTATGTAGGAGGCCACTGAGCTGCGGCTGCAATATTGCGCTCAAGAGACTTGGATCCCCCTTCAGAGAGATCGAAATCGATGACGACTTCGTTGACAGGCGGTCGGACAAAGTGCTCACTCCTTGTGTCGAGTTCCTTCAGAGTTTTGGTGACGTCGTCCCAGGGCTTTCCGGGATGGCCGTCCGGGGTGGCGTATTGCGCTGGCATGTCTGCATACCGCTCGTCAAGGTACGAGTCCGTACTATCCAGTTTCAACCATGTTTCAGGTTTCTCCTGAACGATTCCGTCCTTGTCCCGAATGGAATCGTGGTCGAACCCGTAGTACACTGATCGTCGATTAATTCCGCCTCGTTGATCTCGATCTTTGAACGTGTCGTAGAAGTCCTTCAACGATTCGCGGAACACATACATCGGCATCTTGTACTCGATGTTCGCCATTTCGCAGTACTGCTTGTACAATGAATATGCCCTTTTCAGGGGAACACCCTCTGGATCATCCAGCTCGTCCTCCATTTCAAGAACAAAATTGAACAACGGCTCGGTTCTACTCCGCATGGCGATGGGTTCATATGCGTCATATGCCCACGGACCCAGACTTCGGTACACCTCGAGGCAGTGCTCGGCTATATGGGGAATCGTCTCAGATATCCCCTGCATGCAGAGCTCGTACTGGCTTCTGGGCAGACGGTATCCTGAAGGGCGGACGTCGATCAAACGGCGAATAACCCCGGATTTCGCGTCCGTGATCTTCACCGGTGAGTTCGTGCCGACGAAGAGCATCGTGTCGAACGCGATCTCATATAGACCTTTTCCCTTCTCATCCATGATCTGCCTCTCGTGAGAGACGATCTGATTGAGGCGAGTGTTGTCCTCGATCTTGCTCAAGTCGCCGTCATCGTCGATCGCCAACAACGGATTCGACTTGAGAGGCTCGAGAGCGAAACGGTTCTGCGCCTGCCCAAGTGCTTTCGCCTGAAAAGTCCCCACGTAGTCCTCGAACAGCATGTTGAGAATCCGGAAGAACGTGGACTTACCGACGCCACCGCGACCGTATAGCACGAAGAATTTCTGAATCTTCTTGCTATCCCCCGCAAGGATCGAACCGGCAGCCCACTCCAGCTTCTGCCTCTCCGGAGGCTCGAAGAGTGTTCCCATGAGCCTGTCGTAAGCGCTGCAGTCGCCAGCGACAGGATCATAGGATAGACGCTTGGTGGCGTAGTCCTCCTTGCGCTTGGGAGAGGAGCGGAATAGGATATTGCGGTCCATAGCGCGTGGGTTGTCCGGCATGTTGCGCAACCAGGACTTGAACAACTTGTACTGCCCGCTGTCCTGGTCCTCGAGCTTCATCACCTTCGGATCTCCGTGTTCCGAGGAATATGACTCGAGCGTCTTGTCGACCAGATGCACGAGATCGAATTCCTCGGTGGACCACAACCCCTTTTCAGGCAAATATACCGCGTAGAAAGCGCCTCCGCGAATGATCAGGTCGTCGGGGCACGAGTTGCGATATGAAGGACGGACTTTGCGAACCTTGGTCTTACGGTCCTCGTACTCCGTCACTTTGAAAAAACTCATGCGTTCTCCTTACAAGGGAGACACCTCGTTCGCGTAGTACTGCATCTGGTACCACAGCTCAGTGTCTCGCATATCCTGAGGCGCCACCCCCTCCCTGAGAAGGAACAGGCCGCCTAGACCGTCTCGGTCGTAGTTGATGTTAATGACGTCGTCAGCACGATCGAGAATTTCGGCTTCGTAGTCCTCAGGGTCCGACCAGAACTCGGTGTCGTCGATTCCGTCAAGCACCAGATTCGATACCATCTCCCAGAACCAGAACGCCGTGTCCTCGTCGCCAGTGATCTGTCCGAGGCGATTGGCGATGGCGATCATTACCTCCAACAGGGACACATTCTCGAAAGGACGCACGTATGTGTGATCCAGGTTCATTTCGGCTATCAGATCGGCACGCATCTCCTGAGCGTCCTGAATGCGATTACCGTCTATACCGCGGGTGTCTCTGAACTCCACCCCGTCCAGGACACCCAGAAGCATCCTGTAGGACAGGTTCGTGATGTCTTCGCGGTCCGCGGCTACAAGGTCATAGAGGACGTCGAAATACCATCCGTCCTGCAGCTCTTTCTCAATATCCTCTAGAGTTCTCATTCGTCGATATTCCTAAGAACATCCTGCTCGTATGAATCCTCGACGATCTCGAGCTTCATCTGCAGGTCCTTGTGGGTGTTGTAGACATAGAAGGTGGTGAGATACCCAAAAGTGCTCTGGACGCCCATCTCTCCGATCCACCCATTGACATCCTCGATCACGACGTTGTCCGAATCGCAGAGGACGTCGTCGACGGTGTAGTACCGGACCTCCATGCGCTTACTCTCAGGAACAGCCTCGTACGCCTCCTGGCTCGAGTGCTCCATGTCGACCGGCTCATCGATAATGTCGGGGTTCTTGGCGTAGTCCTCCTCGACGAGCTTGCGAATGCGCTTCGCTTCGTTCATCTGCTGAACCTGGTAAGACATACGACCGTTCTCGTACTCGAGCCGCTTACTCTTCTCCTCGAGCTTCTCTACGGTCTTGGCGGACTCGGTCGCGTGCTGAGCATAAACCTCAACGTCCTTGTGCGCCGCCTCGAGGGAGCTCTGAAGCTCATCCTTCTCCTGGGCGGCATTGCGCCGCGCCAGAGAATATCCCAGGCCGAAGCCCGCGACAGCCCCCAGCGCGGCAGCAGCAACAATAGCAACTTTAGTATTCATCGGACAGAAACCTCATCAATCTTGTCCCAGATCACGCCATCGACGTTGAAGTCCAGGAAGAAATCAGTAACTTCACGACCCCTGGCGGCGTCGTAGTGGCGGACATTGCAGGACTCGAAGTCCCCGAAGGAGATGTAGCCGTCTCCCTCACCGCCCTTGTAGACCCATCCGACGACCGCTCCAGCAGACGTCTTGGGCAGACCCAGAGTGGTGTACGCGTCGTTGAGAAGCACATAACCATCGCACATGAGCTTGTTGTTCAGGTACTTCTCCTGAGCGTTCAGCATCATGATGTCGAAGTCCTCGTTCGGCTCCCACAGAGAGGCGTTCTCATCGAACACCACGGCGTACTGCGACATACCGTACTGGTCGAGGACACTCTTGTCGTCAACACTCTCGTTGCCGTCATCGTCGACCTTGACGGCCTCTGACAGGATCGCCTCTCGACTCTTACTCAAGGCCTCCTGGACTGCGTCGGCGCCGAACGCCTTCTCGATGGCGCTCTTGTACTTGCGCAGAGACTCGTCGGCAGCGGCAACCGCCATGGTCAGTCCCGCGATGCGCTTGGCGGACAGGCGGTGCGCCGAAACGACGCTCGCAGTACCGATAGCACCCGCGATCAAAGCGGGACGGTAGTGCTTGGCAACCTTGAGAACGAAGCGTCCATAAGCCTTGGCGCGCCTGGTGGCGAGTTCCTGCTGAGCCTCCTTCTCGGACGGCTCAGGAGTCTCCTTGAGCTCACTGATCTCGAGAAGGTCATCGTACACCTCACCCGTGAGAGTGAAGGATTCCTTGACGGCCAGGGCGGTGCTGGTGGTGAAAGCCGCAACACCCATAGCCGTGAGAATGGCCGGGGCGTGCTTGGACACGACCAGAGAGGCTTTACCGAAGCCCCTGGTCAGGATTGATGAACTCATTTGATGAAGTTCCTTTCGCGATAAGAGTGATATAAGTATACGATTCTGGAATCAGGTAGGGCGTTAACGGTCTTGACCCAGTCAGTTCGATCCGGGTTGATTCCGATCAGCGCCTCTCGCATTCGTGATAGACGCATAATACCGTACCCTCGGTGACATATAATGTAGGAACGCCAGCGTTTGAAATGCCAGCGCCCTCTCCGCCCCAGCGATCTCCAGTACCGCCAGGGCGGAGAGGGTTGCTGTGAGGACATCGTCCACCACCGAGTCAGTCGGGGAAGTCATCGTAGCAGGCCCAGACAACTCCAACGAGAATGACGAAGATAATGATCGAGACACTCATCGGAGAGTCCATTCCATGAGAGCGATGAACAGAACGAGCGAGACGATGCAGAACGCACTGAATCCCATTACTTCACCCCCGCGCCAAGGAGAGCCACTGCGGACAGAACACCCAGAAGGACCAGAAACAGAACCCAGCCGTTCATCAGGGCTCCGACGATGATCGCCCCATATGCGCAAGCGATCAAAAACCAGAACAGAACGAAGAGCCAATCGACTTTTTTCATGCTTTGAAATCCTCCACTACTGCCGACAGGAGAGACGCGATCACAGCGACCGTGATGATGATCTTGGCGATGATTCCCGGACAGATCCACATCACCCATAGCGCCGAAAGAACGACTACGGCGACGATGATCCACGAGATGGTTTTAGGTGCTTCTTTTCTCACAATGACTCCGGACGAGGCAGGTTGATGACGTATCCCTCGGCGACCCGCATGATACTGGCTCCTCGAAGATCGCGCCAGCCCCAACGGTCGTCGGTGTACTCCTTGCTGACACCGACGTAATCGTAGAAGTCTGAGACGGCGGCGAAGTCGTACTCCTCAATCGTCCGATCAAGGTTGTTCAGGACCTCCTCGGCCTCGGTGCGGGACTGGATGACAATCCTCGAGAAATCATACTGTCCCACGGGCTTGACGAAACCACGGTTCCTGGACGAGGCGTCACCCCGATCCCGATAGACTCGAGAATATGACGTGTGATCAGTCCTGGCGGTGCTCAGAGGCGCCCTGTTCTCTCCAAAGAGTAGACGATTCACACCCGTGGTCACCATGTCCGAGATCGTGTTCTTGACCGCCGGAACAACCACGTCCCAGACGAGGAAGTCGCCGACGCTTTTCACATCATCTCCGAGAAATGCGTCCCGCGCCTTCTGCTGGATTGTGCGATCCTTGACGATGGCCGGTTTGGACGTGACTCGCTCGACGGGCTTACGGTTGCTGTTCGCAGGAAGTGATCCGCGAATCGGAACGCTGCTGGACATGTGTGTGTGTTCCTTTCGATTTATAGTCAGTTAGCGGCGAAGAGCTCGGGGTGCTCCGCCTTGGCCTGGTCGATCAGCGTCTTCGGGAAGATGCCGTTGAAGAACGCAATCGCCTTCTCCTCATTCTGGACAAGACCAAGAAGGCACTCGTCGTAGAAAATGGAGGACTGGAACTCGTGAAGGATCTCCTCCGACTTCTCGAAGTGAAGACCGTCTGCCGACTTGCGTCCGTAGCTGGAATCCATCAGAAGTTTGAAGAAATCGTACAGAGTCCACGTGTCCTCGTCGGTGACGTCCTCGCGCTTCTTGTTCGCAAGCGTGGAGATCGTCTCCTCGATTCCTCGAGGCAACTTTCGCTGAAGGGCGAGAACGTCCGTCTTGTTGAGGTGGAACCAGAGCGTCTGGGTGTGCGAGTTTCCGTCGAAGTCCTCGGCCGTCACGGTCTGCTTGATCATTGAATGCTCCTTGGTGAAATGATACCCCATGAGCCCGTGTTAGGGGCCCATGGGGTCGAGTGCCTGTCAGATGGATGTGTCAGTCTTCGTTCTCGTCCGCCGAGTCGATCTCGGGAACGTCGACGCCCTCGGTCAGATCGGCCACTTCGGCGTCCTGCTTCGAAGCGTTCTTCACGACCTTGCGGATCACCACAGCCAGCGCGATGCCGGTGACTGCGGGAGCAGCAATGCGTGCGAACTTCTTCGCCGCGGGAACAGCCTGCGTCCAGTCGATCGTGATGAAGGGAGCGTCTTCGCTCTCGCTCTCAACAACGGTGGTGGAGGTGTTCTCAGACATGAGTATTCCTTTCGGATAGATGGGTTCTCATTATAGGGGATGTTGGGCTTGCGAATGGAGAAACCCAGACCCCGTGTTAGGGGTCTGAGCTCTCTGGTTCAGGACTGATTCATGGATCGAATCGTCTCGACCGTCTCCTCGACCTGATCTCTGATCGACTTGCCTGTACTCGAGCCGACTGCGGCTGAAATCGCGTGAATTCCCACGTGGCGCATCACCGTAACGGCGGTGCCGGCGGGAGGACACAACGACATCAGAATCGCGTCGGCTGCAGCACTAGCAGTGACATCAGCGACAAATCCAGCAACGGATGAGATTCTACTTGTCATGGTGGTTCCTTTCTCCCGTTATAGTCCGTGTTCGTCACGCGAACCGGAACCAAGCCTCTGTGGGCTCAAGAAGGAAGTCTGTGACAACGCAGGGCTTACCGTCATCCGTGATCGTGGATCCGAAACGAATATCGATCGAGTTCGGCTCGTTCCAGCCCAGCTGCTGACCGAGATCCGTCGGCTCAAGACCGACAGCTGCGTAGAAGTCGTTCAGAGACACCAGATCGCCCTTGAGCAGCTGATAGTTCAGATTGTTCTGGATCTGCCGAACCGTTTCGATCGTCGAGTGGAAATAGCGACCGCTGTGCCCGTCGTAGAACAGGACGTCCCCCGATCCCACGACTGTCGTAGTGGCCGGAGTCTTCACTCGCTCAGCAGCTTGAGTAGCAAGCTCACGTTCCCGCTCGTCGCCAATCTCCTGTCGTGTCGTGGCACGGTAGCGGTCGTACGACTCCTTCGTGAACGCGTAGGCTGCGGCTGCTGCGGCTTGACGACGATTCCCGATTGCAAAGGCACCCACGATGGACGCCGCTGTTGCGGCACCGGCGAGGGCTGCGGGAACATAGAGCTTGTAGGCGACATTGTACTTGGTCTTCCAATCCTTCTCGTTGAACGTGCGCTGCCGACGCTTGATGGCCTGGACCTCTCGATCCGCCTTGACGGCCAGATACACGGTCCCGCCAAGACCTGCCACGGCGGACCCCGTCAGGATGGCCGGGAGGTTCCGGACAATCCACTTGGATGCTGTCGTCACCAGTGTAGAACCCATGTGTGCTCCTATCGTATCATGAAAACCCAGAACCCTTGTTACGGGGCTCGTGGGGTTGAGTATGAATATGTTCAGGCGGTCACGTGATCCTGAGCAAGCCGCTCGTAAGCAAGCCGCTCGAGCGCGTTCGCGTACACGGGATCGGCTGTCTTCTCGAGGTTGTCGAGGTACAGCCAAACCGCGAGCGAGTCGTGCAGAGCGATCTCCTTGAGCTTGGTGCCGTAGGACATGGTGTATTCCTTCCGATAGTCGGGGTCTCATTATAGGGGATGTTGAGTTTGCGAGTCCTGACACCCCACCCGGGAATTTTTAGAATCCAAGACCCAGAACCCATGTTCTTGCGATTTGCTCGAATATGGGTTCTGGGACGTTGAACGGTCAGATGCGGACCTTCGTGATCAATCCGAGTGCCTTGCTGGTAACCGGCAGGATGCTCTCAGCTTTCACGACTAGAAGGACCGACACGAGAGACGTCGCGCATGTGACGATCGTGTCCGGGGACGGAAGCTTGACTGCTCGCTGCTTATCGAGTTCGCTCTCGTGCTTCTCGGCACGCCGAGTTTCGTCTCGATGCTTCGCGCAGATGGCTTCCAGTTCACGGATGTTCGCGAGCGCATTCGCGTACGCCTCCGCGTCGGGGTCCATTCCGTCGATGAATGCGTAAGCGTCCTTCAGGGCGTTCTCAGCATTGTGTTCGGGAGTGTTCATTTCGGTTTGTCCTTTCAGATGGGGTTCTCATTATAGGACATGTTGAGAGCGCGATCAGGCGACCTCGTTCACCGCCAGGGTGACGGTCTTGTTCTCGGCAAGGTCCTTCGCCGGCTTCTCGAGAGCGGCGTAGACTTCCTGCTTGCCGTGGTCGACGTGCAGCACACCGTCGGTGGACGGGGTGTAGTTCTTGGCCGAGATGCCGAGCAGCGTTCCGAGGAAGGTGTCGACGGCGGCGATGGTCCCGACAACTGCATCCACGTGACCCCAACCGAGCGAGGCGGCGAGAGCGACGTAGAGGGCCGACAGTGCGGGAAGCAGGGTGAGAGCAACCCATTTGGCCTTGTCGTAGGTGGAGTTAGACATGCTTGTCCTCCGGTCTGTAGTGTTTGCGAGTCTCCGGAAAATGTATAGGAAGTTCCTGGACTTCCTTCATGACCTTCTCGGCCATGCCGTTACCACCGAAAGATGAATACGGGGAATACAGATACTTCTGCAGATCCTCGTACTCGTCGATGGTGATATATCCTCGAGACAGATATGCTGTCCCGAGAGCCATTATTTGGTTGTGCGCAATACCCAGAAGGAGCTGTGTTCGAGCGTCCTTCCTTTCCGCCCGGCGATCCAAGAATGCCCATAGGCCGCTAGATGCTAACACACTCGTCATGATGGTTAATATCATAGTGAGCTCTGGGCGCATGCGTCAGCCTCCGATAGCCAGAACCGGACGGATTCCGAGAGAGCTCGTCATGATATCGTCACGAGCGATGTTTCCCTTCCAGGCGCTGAAGTAGTTAGCCCACGTCTGGTCACGGAGCCAGAAATCCTCGTTCGGGTTCTGGTGATTGAACAGCTGGAAATACCGAAGCTGGCGGCACTCGGCCCTGTATGCGCCCTCGGAGCCGTTCTGGAACGACTGCTTGACGTGCGCACCGAACAGCATCTGCTCAGTGGGAATCGTGACCTTGATCTTGAACACCTCGCCGCCCTGGGCGTAGAGGCGGTATCCCTCCTCGCGAACGGTCCCACCGTACTTGATGTCCGTGTCCCAACGGTTCTCGAACCAGGAGTTGTGCGCCAGAATATGCGACTCCCCGAAGAGACCGTAAGCCTTCGTAGCGTTCGTCTTCGGGTTATCGTTCAGGGCCGCGAAGAGCTCACTGTTGCGGAATCCGCCGCAGTACTCGCCTCGGTGCAACACCGCTGAAGAGGTGTTGCGGTCGGGCATAACTGCGATGTGGCGACCGATCGACGGGTCGCACGCACCCCAATAGTCGAAATCGACGATGTACCACTTCGTGTCACCAGTAGTCCAGTAGTCGCCGATCCACAAGTTCGTGAACTGACCTGAGGAAATAGCGGCTTGCTGCTGACTCGTGAACGCCGAACCGAGGTTGTAACCCCTTGCGAGGACGCGGTGCATCATCGGCACGTTGTCGAACATAGCGAAACGGAACGAATCCGCGTTGATCTTCTTAGTGCTGGTGGCGCCGTTCTGAACGACGAAGTAATCGGTGTTCGGACCGATGTATGTGGCCTCGGGATAGTCCGAGATCTTCATGGATATACTCCTCTGCTCAAACCATCATGTAGAGGCGCTGGGCATTGATGGGGTTGCCCGCATGGTCCTGTATCTCTGCGCCATTTTGAGCGTCCAGAAGGACGTCTTTGATCGCCACGCCCTGCGTGAACGACGAGATCTGTTTCTCGACATTGTCGAGACGCTGAGCGAGTTTCGTCGCGGCGTTGCCGTCCAGGGTGGTCTTCAGGGTGTTGCGCCATGACTCGTAGTCTGTCTTCTGCTCGGACATCCAGTTCTGGAAGTTCACAGATTGCGCCTTCTGCTGATCAGCGGACCACTGCTCGTACTGGGCGTCCCACTTGGCGTAGAGTGTCGAAGCGTCAAGACTCTCGACGACTCCGGTCACCCAAGGTGTAGAAGACGAACCTCGAGCATTCCAGATCTGATTGTATGTGACCTGTTGCATGCCAGGACTCGTGCGAATCCTCGCCAGAGGATACCACTTGTCGAGGTCTGTATTTCGCACGTTCGGGACCTGCGGATTGCTGCTGGACACGCCCTTGTAGACGGCGAACGAAGCGGCCCTGACCGAAGGGTCTCTATTGATGCGCAAGCAGACCAAGTCCCAACGAGGATGAGTAACGTCCGGCTGCTCGAGCGGAAGGTCGTAAGGCGCGTCGTTGTTCACCCAAGTCTTGTTGAGGAACGCGCGACCCGTGCCTATGCGAACGGCCCACTTCCCACTGATCGCCGTGACTCCCAGGGCCTGGCCGTATGATTGGTAGATGCCGTAATGGATGAGACCGTCGAAGAGCTCACCCATCTGTTCTGCTGAATACTTGCGGTCCCCGTCCTTGGAGGAGTAGAAACCACTGGTAAGCGTCATTTGATGTTCAACCCCGGCTTACTCTTCTGTAGATCTGACAAAGACGAGAACGTGGGGTAGAAGGTGTCCCCGTTGACGTCTGATGAACGAACGTACTCGGTCACCCGGGCTACGTCCTTCTGGCCGTACTCGTTCTCGATCTGCACGAAGTCGCCCAGGAAGAAGTCCTCGCGATATTTGTAGATCGAGTTGACTGCGGCAACACCTTCGTACATCTGAATGGGCATATGCTTCCACAGTTCCGTGTCGCACTTGTCCTTCAGCTGCCGTCTGGCGGCCTCGGGGTCCACGCCCGTGTTCCCGGTTCTCGCGGAGTTCGCACTCGTGGCCAGGTACCCGTTATGCGTCATAACCCCGGGATTCTCGAGATATCCCTCTCGCAGGCCGAGACCATTGGTGCCGACAACCACGGACTCGTTCTGGATGTTGACGTCCGTCTGCCACATGTATTCCTGCTCCATACCCGAGGTGACATGCACCTGCTGGAGTCCGGAGAAGATCTTCGTTCGAGTTCCGACCTTGGACTTGAGATATGTGCCTTTGGACAGGTTCTCGAACGAGGGCGAGAACGTTACGGGAGGGTTCGTGTTCTGCGAGTCCGTTCGGTTGATTCCGAGATACGCATACCCGTACCAGTACCAAGGGTTGTTATCGGCGAACTCGATCGCCCATCCGCTCATGTTGAGGTCCGTGATATCCTGCATCAAGGTGTACCACGATCCCTGCATGATGTACTGGTCCAAAGTGGCCTCCCCGTAGACCCCCGCATTCTCAACGTGAGACCCGGAGGACGTCCTGATCGCCTCGTTCGACCCGAGCCGCATCGACCCTATATCCATGGCGTTTCCATCGCGTCCATGCAGAATATCGGCGGGTAGATCCCAGGGATGGTACCAGCGGAAGCCCTGCACGTGTCTCGGGTGACTTGAATCGTCGACTTTGAACAGAAGGTTCGTCATGTCCTTGACGACGTCTCGAATGATGCCGTTAGTGGACTCGTGCTTGGCGCAGATGGTGTAGTCGTTCACCGGATACGGGTGAAGTACTCGCCTGTCGAGGACGGACTCGATCGAGCGCCCAGTGATCGTGAGTGTGCTGGACTCGCCGTAGTGCGTCTCCATCTCGACCTGCTCGATGATCATCAACTTGTTCGTGTCCTTGGTGAACAAGTAATAATCCAGCTGGTACTCCTGGAGGTTGGCGTACGTTCCAGGCACGACCAGCTTGAAATCGCCGTAGCCGTGGAAGCGCTCTGTCCACACGACCGAAATATAGTCATCAACGAGATGCGTGAGATTGCAGGACTCGTCGAGGACGGCCAGATACATTTACACCCCCTGATATGTGATGTCTGTAGTGAATCGAATATCCACAGCCGTCTTGTCGGACATGGCATAGTGGAATTCATTTCGTCCCGGGTGCATGAGCAGCCAGTCGGAGTTGAAGTCCAGAAAGTACATGCCCTTGTACCGGGTTCCGTTCGGTTTCTCCAGATAGATTCCTTTTCGACCTACACGAGTGTCCACTTCGATGGTGTCTCCGACAGATGGCTGATACGCCGTGGCGGACGGTGTCCACTTGCCTGTGAGCTTCATCGTCTGCTGCCAGACCATTTCGGTCAGGGTGATTGGAAGCGGGTTGGCCTTGAGTATCTTGATACGTAGAAGGAAACCGGCCTCAACATCCCCCTCATAGTTCACCACAGCCGTCTTGTCAGACAGGGTGTGTGAGAACTCCAACGTAGGGGAATCGGGGAGAGGGTCCTCCCATGAGAACTCGAACGAGGGTTCCTCAACGTCGAAGTTGATAAGGTCCGAAGCGTCCTCGCGGTTGTCGTACCAATAACCGTAAGGACAGAGGATTGAGATTTTATGCGACTCTAGATTTGACCAGATGTCGGGCTCTGAGGACTCGACATATCCGTCGGTATACACCTGACGGTGGTCGGCATACACGGTGATTCGTACTGGCTGCTTGATCTGGCAGAACCGATAGATCTTTTGCCTGGACTGCTCCACGTCCTGCGTGAGGGTCTCCATCGGAACCAGGGTGAGAGAGATAGTGCGCTTCTGCACCCTGGAACCGTTGAAGAGAGCTGAGTCGGTGAGGGCAAGGTCGGTGGTGTTAATATCGGCCTTGCCGGGACCGAGACCGTCGACGTTCTTGACGGCGATCCCGGTATTCCACGGCTCGAAGAGATCAAGCTCCAGCGTCTCGCCACCGGGATTGGTGAGGACGATGGTGCGGATCATAGCTGATACATAGCCTCCCTTACCTGACTCAGCTGGTTGTGCGTCTGCCGATAGATCTCCGCTGTCGACAGCTCTCGAGGAGACGTGTTGTACTGGTTGAACACGACCGACTGCGCGTCTCCGAACGGCCTATCACCTGTAGCCTGAGGCTGCGGCTGGGCCGTGACAGCAGGCTGTGCGGCCGCCTGCGAAGCCATTTGCGCCGTTACCGGCGCCACGAGACTGTCCTGATTCAGGAGCTGCTGCATCTGGTCGACACCCTCGGTGATATTATCCAGGTTCATCACCGGCTTGATCTCTGGGCTCAGGGTTGACTCATCAAGATAACTCGAGTAGTCAAGACTGTCCATAGCGGCTTTCATCGATCCGGTCAAGGTGTCGCTCAGGTCGGAAATAGCACCGATCGCCTCACCGGAGTCCCTGAGACCGTTAGCCAGACCCTGGATATTGTACTGGCCGATCTCGTAGAAGACCCTCGAAGGCGAGTGAATTCCGAAGAAATCTTTCGCCTTGGCGATGGCCCGGTTGGCCAAGTCCCTGATCTGGTTGACGACTCCGGAAATTCCGTTTCGAATGGCGTTCTTGATACCGTCGACCAGGTGACTACCCAGTTCTCCGGCCTTCGACTTGATGCGACTCTTGATTCGTTCGATGCCCTCCATGATGAAGCCCTTGATGGCGTCCACCAGGTTCCCGCACGCGTCGTACAAACGATCCTTGTTGTTGCGAATGGAGTCCGCAAGACCGTTGATGAACTTGATCGCGGTGTCGAACGCGGCGTTGACCACCCTGGGCGAGTTGTCACCGATGGCCGTGATGAAGGTCACGATGGCAGTCGTGGCAGCATCAGCGATCGTCGGAATCCAGTCGTTCAGTCCCTGCAAGAAGGACAGAATCAGGTTGGCTCCCGAGGACACCAATGTCGGCATGTTCGCCGTGCAGGTATCAATGAACCCGATGATCATATCAAATGCGGCCTGCGTCACCTGCGGCGTTAGCTCAACGAACTTGTTGAGGATAGCCATAGTGATGACTCCGAACGCCTCGACGATGGTCGGGGCCGAGTTGATAGCCGCCTGAGCGATCGCTGTCATCAGCAAAGTGATCGTGTCGACGACCGTCTGCTGATTGTCGACCAAGACCTGGCAGAAGTTGATCAGCGCCTGCGCGGCGTTTGTGCCGAGCGAGGGCAGCATGTCGATCAGGCCCTGACACAGTTGCAGGAAGAGCTCGACACTCTGACCGCCGAGAGACAAGAGGCCCGTGAGCGCCTCGATGAATGCCGCTAGACCGATGGCCGCTAGACCGACACCTGCACCGATAAGCCCGATAGCCACGCCCAGAGCCAGGAGACCGATAGCTGCACCGGTTGCTGCGTACCCCGCGACGACCACAACGGCCAAAGCCAGACCGAGACCCGTGAGCCCTTCGAGCAACTCTCCCCATGACATGTCGGCCAGAGCTTGGAGTGCTGGGACCAGGATTTGGATGGCCAGTGCCGTCAGGATGATACCAGCAGCCCCAAGGATTCCGCCGTCCGCAAGAGTGGTGGCGATAACCAAGGCTGCGAGCACCAGCCCCATCATGGTGACACCCTTGAGATAGGTCCCCCAGTCCATGGAGGCGATGTTGGCTATCTCAGAAGCTGCCATTTTGACGGCGAGGACCGCAATCATCAAAGTGGCTGCACCGGTGATGTTGGAGTCGCTGAAGTTCATTGCGACGATGAGCCCGGCGAGCACCAGTCCCATCATGACGACGCCCTTGAGGTAGTCGGACCACGGCATTGACGCGAATTCCGAAATAATACCGCTCAGTTGCTTCAAGACGTAGGCAATGGCCAGGAACGCCAAAGCGGAACCAATGCTGACCTTCTTGTTCGAGATCTCGGCGTAGATTCCGACGATGACGAGGAGCGCCGCCAGAGCCAATTCGCCCTGAATGAGACTCCCGGTATCCATCTCGCCAAGATTCTTGACGACCTTGGTCATGACGAGCGTTGCCGCGGCCATTAGGTTCATAGCCAGCCCGAACGAGATGAACTTCGTCTGCTGACGCGGAGACCCCATAGTGTTCGCTAGGACGACCAGCATGCCGATAGCCGCTCCGACCCCGACGAGGCCCTTCATGATTCCGCCCCAGCCGAGAGAAGCGACGTTCTGCATGGCGTGTCCGAGGATGATGATACTCGTGCAGACGAGAATCAAGCCCGCTGCCTGAACGATCATCTTACCCGATGAGACGGCGCTCATGGAGTCGTTCATCTTCTCCATGGCCTTGGTGATGGCTGTGAACGCCACGCCGATGGCGATTCCGGAGGCCATGACGCTTTCCGCGGGCACCTGAGCCAGGATCCACAAGGACGCTGCCAGAACCCCGATAGCCGCCGCGTAGATGAGAAGCGTTTCCGCCTTCACCTTACCGGTGGCCGCTTCCATGCTCTCAGCGTATCCGTCGATGACGCCCTTGACGCTGTCTCCGATTCCGGCCCATCCCTTGAACGTCTCCTTCATGGCCTTGAGGGTGTCGGTTACCTTCTTGGCCAGGACGACGAATGTGGCCAGAGCACCGCCCTTCACAAGGTTGTCGAAGAGCCCCTGCCAATCGCCGTTCTTGAACTGGTTGAGAATTCCCCCGAAGATCGGTTCGAGTGCATTCTTGATCTTGCCACCGACGAACACCGCGAACTCCCCGAGCTTGGAGAGGAACCCGATGATGTTCTTCAGCAGGTCGAGGAAGTTCGACCACCCGGAGGAGACTTTACTTCCCAGATCCAGATTCTTGACGAACTGCGACGTCACCGAAATGGCGCCTCGCACCCGCTCCGTGTAATGCGAGACGATCTCTTTAAGATCATTCCACGCTTTGGTGAACGGAGACCAGTCGATGCTTCCGGACTTCATACCGGAGAACACGTTGCCGATTCCGGAGCCCACTGCGGCGACTGCGGATTTCAATTTATCGGTCCACGAGAAGTCGACGTCCCCAAGACTTTCTTTGAAGTCGCTCCATTTTGACCTGAGCTCGTCGACGTGCTTAGCCAATGCCTGAGCGCGCGGAGAGACCCAGTTTGCAATCGTGTTTCCCCATACCATGGTGCGGTCGGATAGACGATCGATCTTGTCGATGAGCTGGTCCGTCAACGGAATGAGCTTGTCGGCGAACGACTTGCCCCATCCCTCAGAATTCTCGTCCGCTCCACGGAAGAACGCGACGATCTTATCCTTGAGCTGTACGAACCATCCGCCAGCTTTCTCCGCAGCGGTTCCAGCTGCTCCCACGGCTGTTCCAACGGCATTCACAGCGTCGCCAACAGGGCCGCTGTCGTTCTTGAGCTGCCTGAAAGGCTCCAGGATCACGTCTTTTATGACGGTGCCCGCGATCTTCATCGCCTTCCACAGTCGCTCGACGGCGTCCGTGAGACGGTCCCATGTAGAGGCGTATTCCGAAGTGAAACCCTGTTTGAATCCAGCGACGAGCTGCCTGGTCCAGGTGACCGTGCGAGCCATGGCGTCTGCCATCTTGTTCGAGGCGTTGGTGATCGCAGTGATCACTCGCTCGGACAGATTGAGAGACTCGTACCAGTTTCGCACCCAGTTCACAGCGTCGCGAATGACCCCGACAAGACCGCCTGTGGACCTGATCGCTATGCCGAGAACCGTCGTGAGAATATGGAACGCCCCGAAGAGGACCGAGCCGACGATCTTCGCCAGGTCGACGAATATGTCAAGGCCTAGCTTGGCGGCGCTGAACAGAGCCTCGAACGCAGAAGTGATAACCTCCATCGTCCGATCGTTCATGACCAGTGTGGCCGTGAAGTCCGCAAAGGCTTTCGTGACGTTGTAAAGTCCCTGAGCCGACGGTCCGGAGAACACTCTCCCGAAGGCGTTGCCGATAGCCTGAATGGGTTTGATCAGTGCCTCGAAAGAGTTCTTCAGGCCGCGAAGGAGTTCGTCTCTACCGCCCAGTTCCTTCCATTCCAGAAGCATCTTGTTCCTGGCGCTGGAAATATCGGAGATCTTGGACGTGATGACGTTTCCGATACTGGTCCAGAGCTGCTCGGCTTCCTCGAAGTCGCCGAGAACGATTCGCCAAGTGGTGGCCCACCCGGAGCCCAGTTCCTCTTTAACGGTTCCGACAAGCTGCGAGAAGGTCTTGATGTGTGTCGCGGCGCCTTTGGCGGTCTCCGCGAACTCCATGATCGCCTGGGTCTCCTCCTCGGTGTAGCCCATCGCGCGGATGGCTTCCTCGGAGTAGTCACCGGTCATCAGGCTCAATGTCTCGAGCATGACCTCGGACGTGAGCCATCCGTCCTGCAATGAATCACGGAAGGATCCCTCTTTCGCAATGGCCTCATCCACCGCCTCGCCGTGAATGCGAGCAGTGCGCTTCAAGGCCTCTTGGAACTGCTCACCGCCCATTCCGGCGTTGACTACCGAGTTCCAGTCCATAAGTCGAACCGTGCCGGTAGCGATAGCCTGCGAGAGCTGATACATGGCCGTTGACGCCTGGGCGCTGGTCGAGCCGGAAGCGGCCGCAAGGTTGCTCAGACCCTTAATGGCGGACACCGAGTCCTTCAAGCCCACACCGGCTGCCGTGAAGGTGCCGATGTTCCGAGTCATCTCGGAGAAGTTGTAGATGGTCTGGTCCGCGTACGTGTTCAACTCGTCCAAGGCGGCGTTGACACTGTTGATGTCTTCGCCCTTACTCGCCGTGTTAGCGAGAATCGTCTGAACTGAGTTGAGCTGCATCTCATACTCTTGGAAACCGTCGAGTGCCGGTTCGATCGAGAGGGACTTGACCAAATCCGTTCCGACGGAGACGGCTTTCGACGCAATTCCTCCAAGTGCTGCGATGCCGGATACTCCGAGAACGCTCATGTTCGAGATCAGGTTCCCGGCGCCGCTGATGGCCTCACCGAACGTAAGACGTCTTGCAGAATTCGCGACGTTGTCGAGCCCCTGGGTGGCGCCCTCCATCTTCAAGCCCGTGTTGAGTTTCTCGACGGACTGAAGAGACTCCGCGACCCCTGACTGGAACTGCTTGTTATCGAACTTGAGGGATACGACTTTGTCTTCAATGGTACTCATACGGAATTCACCACCTTGAGCACTCGCTGCTCGATCTCGTCGAATATGGGTTGCATGGCGGGATTAATATAATCCCTGCCCTGGACATAGCCACCCGTTCCGGTGCCATGTCCGTACTGGAGAATCACGGCGATGTTGACACCGTTGACGACGTGAGTGTTCGACCACACGATACGGCCGACACCCGACCCTTTTTCGATGTTATAGGTCCAGGATTGCGAGGTGAGGCCAGTGTCAACGGGGGTGGCGTCGCTCAATGCGTCCACACCCCGCTGCCCACAGTCCTTGAGTACGTCGAGGTACTCCTGCTCTTTGAGCTTGGTGAGCCACGCCTCGGTCTTGACGAACTTGCCGTCGAGCGAGAGCGAGACGCTCACTTCTGCTTGGCCTCCAGAGCTATGACCCGATTAAGGATGTCGAGGTAGCCGTTGACCCATGCGATAGTGAGAGGCATAAGCCATTCACTCGGAGGGTTCTGATACGGATTCACCTCAGGCTTCCACTGACCGCCTTCGCCCTTGACGAGCTGGCCGTCGGTGATGTAGAGGTGCGCCACGTCGAGAGACGCCGCCTGGTTTACGACTTTCTGGTAATTGTCCTTGGTGACGTCATGGATAACGTGCCACCAGCGAGTGGCCGGCTCCTGCATCATCCGGTCGGTCATGACCGGCTTCGACGCATCGTTCTTGAGGTAGGTCTCAGCCTTCTCCTCGAAGCACATGCAGATGTCGAAATCCGCGCTGACGAAGTCATCGGCGATGTTCGACCCGGTGTTGATGACGATGAGGAACTGCTTGCCGTAAAGATCGCGAATTTTCTTGAACAGCCGCCTGTACCAGTCGAGTCTGGGCGCCTGTGCACCCCAGCCGTTGACCACCTCGTCGAGGAAGACCCCCTGACATTCGTTCGGGTAGTTCTTCTTCGCCCAGGCGATCTGCTGGAGGATGTAGTCCTGAGTGTACTTGTCGACGTCGGGTACTCCTGCGCGGGCAGGGTCGTCCTTCGGAAGCTCGGCGACGCCGTATTGAGTCTTGACGTAGAAGACGCAGCGCTTGGCTCCGGCGGAAAGCGCTCTGGCCGCCTGCTTCTGGAAATCGGCGTCGAACGTTTCCCAGTCTCCGCTGTTCCGGTTCATGATGACAACGCCAAGGGACGAGCCGTATCCGAGAGTTCTATTCCATTTTGACGTCGCGCCGTTGTAGTAGTCCGGCCAGAAGTAGGTGACCGGGCTGTAGTACCTGTGCCCTTTGACGAACGGCGAAACGTCATGGGCCAGTAAGTCTATCTGTCGCTCGAGCTCTTTTGTGTCGCCGCCGTTGGCGCCCGGCACATCCAGAGACACATCTGTGACTCTTGACGCGTCGAGCGCAACGAGACGATAGGCCTCAGCCATGCCGACGTGACACCAAACGCGAGCGTCGAGCTTCTCGCGGTAATCGACCTGACCGGTCAGACGCCCGGTGCCGTCCACGAACTTGACGAAGGTGTCTCCGTCGAGGCAGTCCACCTGAACGACGGACCATGCGGGAAAACGCCCGCTGAACTTGCCCGTAGGCATGGCTGGACCTCCTCAGATCACTTCTGGTCGAGCTTGGCCGACAGCGCGTCGACCTTGTCGTTCAGGGTGGAGAGCTGCCCGCTCACGGTCTTGAACCAACCGACCAGGGGGCCGTCGAAACGGCGACCCGCGATGCCGGAACCGGTCTGGTCCGAGATCTCGATCAGGCGAGCGTTCATCTCCTTGAGAATGTCGACACCCTCACTCATCCATGACTCCTCTCCGCCGCCCGAGGGACGGCCGTGATTGTACCACCATTCACAGTGCTGCGAGAACGGAACGCCATAGGAGTCGTAAGCACCCGAAGCATTTCCGCTGTTGTAACGAGATCCGACTCGACGAAGGTCCTCGTATGAATCACCTTCGTAAGCGATCAGATCGCGCAGAATTGTGCAACCGACTTCCGCGCTCTTCTCAGGATCCCACCAAGCACGGTTCGGATCCTGAATGAAGTAGCCGTTGTAAGTCACCTGCAGCGGGCCGACGCCGTTGGATGTCCCCCAGTTCGAAACGACGGGCCAGAAGTCGTTCTCGAAGTTCTCCTTCGTGACCTCGCCCCATCCGGAACAGGCGCCACCAGAGTCGTTGCCGTAGATGTTCGCCCCTTCGAAACCGGTCTCCATCCACAAGCAGGCGAGGGCCGCCCACCACGGGCAACCGACGTTGTCGGCGGCTCGCAGTACTGCGTCCTGGATACTCGTGGCCGAAGGACTGGAACCGTTCGAGGACGAAGAGGCGGAACTCGTACCGTCGTCAACGGAGACGTGATTGTCCCTGCGACGAAGACAGTGCGTCCAGGCGTCTCCGTTGGTATACGGGTGGTCGTTGTAGAGGATCGTGCGAACCTCGCCACCAGTCTGGTCACCAGCGTAACCGTCGATGGAACCATCTTCCGCAATCCATGCCTCAGCGAGGACCGTCGGGCCGGTCTGGGTCACGATAGCCACGTGCCCACGGCCTCCAGAGGCGGCCTCGCTCAGGACGATGTCGCCAACCTCGAAACCGCCGTCAGGCTCGTTACCGTTCCATGAGTCTGAAATATCCGCGAAGTTGCGCTTAGCGCACTCCTCACGAAGGGATCCGGTCCAGGTCGACTTCGGGAAGTATCCCGCGGTGAAAGGCTCGCCCCACTCGTGGTGGGCAGCCAGGTTGTAGCATCCCGCGACAAGCGCCGAGCAATCCGCGTTGGCCGCGATTCCGTGGAACCAACCGTCCCAGTCAGACTGGTCGTAGAAGGTCCATCGTTCGGGCTGACTGTATCCGATGTTTGCGTCATCAGCATAATACCTAGCACAGCTAGCAGCGTACGAAGCTACAGTCAATCCATCCTCCTCTCACGCACACGTAGGCATGCACGCCTTTGGGTTTGAGCAGATCGTACCGTCTGCCCCCTTGTCCCAACCCATTTTGACGGATTCGGGAACAGAAGGAATATGCGAGACTAGTGGTTTGCCCGAGGCTTTGAGCGCGGTCCAGATGTCCTGCGGCGCGGTGTACTCCATGCTGAGAACATCACAGGTCTTTCCGGCGGCCCAGTTCGCATACCAGGCTTTGTCCTTGTCGCCAGCGTAAGCATACCCCCACGTCTTCACGCCTTTGGCGCGAATGGGGTCGAACGCCCATTGCGTGTCGGCGTATGCCTTGAAAATGATCTTATTCTCCAGCCCCTTGAAGACCGCCAGGAATTCTTCCCACTTTCCGGTCTTGTACTTCGGGTCGACCACGAGAACGTGGCTGTCGATGTAGTGCTCGATCAACCAGTCGAGTCTGGCGGGCATGTACTCGGTCCGAGAAGCAGCAGCTTTGATCTCGTCCCACGTGTACTGGTCCACAGGCTTGGTGAGCGCAGGAACAAGACGCGAAAGTGACTGATCGTGGCACCCGAACCACACGCCGTCGCTCGACTGTCCGCAACTCATCTCGAGACCGTGGAACTTGAATATCGGGCACTGAGAATACGCGCGTTCAGTGTGCTCCGGCCAGGATGCGGATCCGCCTCGATGGGCTACGAAGAACTTCGTGGTCTTGAGCATCTCCTCGACAGAGCGGGACCCGTAAGGGATCGCTTTCATGCTGACACACGAGATCGCTTCGGTGCCGGACCAGACGAAGTACTCCACTCTCGTACCGTTAGCCATCGTCGGGTCTTCGCTCAGCTGCTCGGCGTGCTCTGTTACCTTGACAAAGGTGCGACTCTTGGCGACCGTACCGCCCGCCGGCGCAGTGAAAGGAGCCGTGGCGTAGTTAACCACGATCGAGCTCCAACTCGCGTCGGTCTTCTTCCCCCAAGCGCCATCCGTGATGATGGTCGTAGTGGCGGGGAAAGCGACGACGTCCTCGGCAGCCGTGGCATGCATCGTCATGATGCCGAAGCAGGGGACGTCGCTTATGAGCTGCGCGTTCTCCGTACTGTGAATCGCCTCGAGCTCCATATTGTCGATGGTGGACCCGTCGATCACAACAAGATACGCGCACTGACGCCCTTTGTACTCGGTGTTCTTGGACCCCCAGTCGATGTTGCGGAATTCGGTGCCCCACTGGGCCTTGTGCACGGCTACCGTGGTTGAGCGAATCCAGTTCTCGCCCTTCTTATCCGAGTCGTAAATGCCGGTCCAGCCCGCAGGCGTGGCATTTCCCTGCGTTCCGAACTGTCCGGCCACGACGAGGAGACCCCAGTCGCCGGATTTGAACGCACCCATGTAACTGAGCGGCTTCGTCGGATCCGAGCTTTTTACGGATCCGCGGATTCGCATGGCCATCAGACGGTCCTACGAACGACCACGGTGTTCGACGGCGTCCCCGACGGAACCTCTCCGCCGACCGGAAGGATGAGGACATTACCGTTGCCGCCACCTCCGGTGTTCTTGGTCGCGTTGAACGAAATCGGTCGTTTCTCGCTGAGGGTTCCGGTATACTTCGCGCTCGTATTGTCAGTGTAGTAGACGTAGATTCGGGTGTAAGCGCCCTCGGATCCCACGGCCTGGATATTGATGTTTCCATCGATCGTGGTGAGAGAGGTAGAAGACCCGTTAACCACATCCACAACGACAGTGGAACCCGGGTTGGACTTCCCGGAGATGGTTCCTGTGATCATCCCTTGCTTCCCATCTTCGCTCTACGGGCCGCATTAAGCGAACGGTTCTGACGAGCTATCTCGGCCCGGCTCATCTTCTTGGGATCCTTGTTCTTCTCGCCGCAGACACGGATCAGAGTCATGAGGCGGTTCAGATGCCACTTCTCGCATTCGAACGGAATGGAGAAAGTGGCCATCCAGTAGTAGATCAGTTCCGAAGTGATGATCTCTCGCGATCCAGGACCGCGATCTCGGAAAGTCGTCGCCGTCATGGGGTCGTTGATGTAGTCGGCGACCTTCTGGGCGTGTTCGGGCGTGAGATGTGAGTACGCCAGAGGGTTGACCCTTCCGATCGTCATGCACTCAATGTAACTGAGTGACTGCTCGGCGGTGCGCTCTCGATTGCCGAGGAATGGCACTTTCCAGATCGATTCCCATTTTGACAGAGACAGAAGGCTGTGTTCGAGCTTCAGCTCGGTGACGATTCCAGGAATGAAGAGATTGCGTACATCGTCGTACTTCTCCTCCCCGTGGATCTGAAGTGTAAGCATGTATGTTCCTATAGAAGCACTGCGCCCTCGGGATTTGGTGATCGACCGAGGGCGCAGGCGTATCTCAGGCCGCGTTCTTGATGACGGTGATGAGCTCGTCCGGGGTGGGGAGCTTCGGGTCAGCGTCGGACTTGCCGAAGAGCGTCTCCGTGGCAGCCTTGTACTTCGCGGCGGTGAGCACGGTGCTGTCGAGCGTGATGACGGAAACCGGCTTGTGGCCGGTGACCGCGGCAGGAGTCGACTTGACGCTCCAGGAGAAGCTGATGGCCTCGGGAGAGTCGTTGATCGTGCTGTAAGCGCGCTCTGAAGGCTGGGCAGTCAGACCATAGAGAACGTGGATCTTCTCGCCGAACGCGTTACCCTTGGTGTCGTTGCCCTTGACGGTCCGGTAGGCGATACCGAACTTCGCACGAGCCTGCTGGCCGAGGTAGACTCCGGCCTCGGCAGCCTCGGTGCCATCACAGGCCATGAACTCGTCGGGGAACGTGTAGGCTTCGATGGTGCCCTCGAAGGTCTCAGCGGCCTGGAGGGATAGGTACTTGATGTTGTCTGCGTAGACATCGGAGATGTCGGCGCCTGACGGGGTCTCGGTGACCTTGGTGAGACCGTTCCAGGCCACGCCCTTGCCGTACTTGCCGGTGCTCGAGTCCACGACGTACAGAGCGCCGTGGTCAACACCAGTCTCGTAGACGCGAGCGCCATCCTGGTCCCAGGTGAGAGCAGCCATGCTGCATCCTCCTAAGCGTAGATGGTGAACACATTGTGGTTGAGGCCCTCAGTCGCGAAGAAGCGGCTGAATCGAGCCGTCGGTATTGCGGCCACCTTGTCGTTTACGGAGCTATCCGGATCACGATCGATGACCGTGACCTGATATCCGATCAAGTTCCACCACAGCACGTTATCGGCGTAATACGGGGAAGCGTTGTTGCGCTGATAGACGATGCACGGGTAGACGAGCTTGACCGATTCCGGTGGCTGGTAGTACACATGGTCCGAGCCAAGGGCCCCAACCAAAGACTCATGGAGTTGCAGTCGGCCCATTGTACACCCCTCCGAGGTCGAGGACTAGACGGGGGCGTGCGACCTCGACATTGCTGACGGACCAGCGCGCCCCCATCCATTCCACGTACTTGATGGCCGTGAAGTTCTCCAGAGCGAACGCGTCCGCGAGAATGCGGATCTGATTGTTCGTGCGTAGATCCGGAATCACCTTGTCGGTCGAGACATACTGCTTCATCATTCGCGTGACGTCGCCGTAGTACGATCTCTCGGTGATCTTGTCCTGCCAAACCCCGGGCTTGACCTGTACGGATTCGCCGTAACCAATCTTTCCGAAGAACTTAGCCATTTTGACGAATCAGGCCGTCTTCTGCTCGATGACCAGAGCGCTCTTGTACTTGGTCAGCGCGCCGGAGCAGCGAGTCTCCAGCAGGTACTTCTGCTGGTTCAGGTCCAGGTCGAAGTCGTCGAAGAAGTTGACCTCGCCGCCCTTGTCGGCACCCAGCGTGTAGTCGGCCAGGTTGACAATGATGCCGAGCAGCTTGCGCTTGCCGCCATCGTCACGCTCGGCGCCCTCCATGACCTCAACCTCGACCAGGTCGGAGACGTTCAGGCTGGTGGCGATGTTCTGCGGGGTCTGGAAGACGTACCGGTTGTTCTTGTCGCGGAGCTCGAGCAGGTTGCAGACGAACTCGTTGGTGGTGTAGAGAACGGGGGATCCGGTGCCCTTGTAGTTCTTCCTGGCACGGCGAACGGCGTCGATGACGGCGTACTGATCCGCAGCGGCGTCAAGGGTGACCTTGTGAGCGAAGAGCTCGTCATCCTTCCAGATCGGACGGATGTTGGCCTCCTTGACCTTGTCCGGGGAAGACACGTCGCGGCCATCACCGATCAGGATAGCGCGAGCCAACTCCTCGTCAAGGGCGAGACGCAGGTTCTGCTTCATCCAGGCGACAACATCGAAGGACGTGATGTCCAGGATGTCGTCGCGGTCCATACGAGTCTTGTTGTAGATCGTGGTCGGAGTGGTGGTGCGGTTGGCCACCTCGTAGACGACGTCCTTCTTGCGGCTGGCCTTCACGTAGCCCTTGGCGCGAAGAGCGTCAGGGGTCAGGTCGGACCACTGGGTCTTAACCCTGGAGAACGGCGTGTGCTTGCAGCTGTTGAGAACCTTGGAGACCCAGCTGTTCTCGCGCATGACGCGCTGGGGCTCCTTGTCCACCAGCGTGGCGTCGGGGAACAGCTTCTCCGGCTCCTTGATGCCGTAGTCCTGAGCGTGAGCCAGGAACGAAGTCTTGAGGGTCATGCCCGGGCGGGCAGCGTCCTCGAAGATCTCCTGAATCTGGGAGTGGGACAGAACCTCACCGTAGACCGGCTCGTCTGAACCCTCAAAGATGTTGGAGTGCACCAGAACATCCTCCTTGCCGAAACCGTGCTCGGCCTCGTCGTTGTCGTTGTCATCATCCTCGTCCTGGAGGGACTGGACGAAATCGTACAGAGCGTCAACCTGCTCGTCGGTGAGTGAGTCAACGAACTCGTTGACATCGAACTCCTCGTCGGCCACGTCGGTATCCTCTTCCTCTTCGGTATCCTCTTCGTCCTCGGATTCCTCGTCCGAGTGCGAGAGGGTAGTGCCGGTGTAGATGATGGCCTCATCCTCGGCGTCCTCGTAGGATCCGTCGGAGTGCTGAATGGCCACGTTGTCGATGAGCGCCCCTGGGTTCGCGCCCGAAAGCACGAGCGAGACCTCAACGATGTTTCCATGCGTCACGCTAGGTCCGGAGTGGGACAGGCGGTTGGCATAGATCGACAGCGAGTCCACATCCCCGTTCTCGACCAGCTCGCGACTAGTCTCAGCCGCGTCGGTCTTATTGAAGGAGCAGTAGGCGTACACGCCGTCCTTGCGATTCTCGAGCTTCGCGTGTCCAATGACGTTCGCAGGGTCGTTATGGCCGTGCTGCCACACAAGCGGGACGGTGGCTCCGTCGTTGTCACGGAAGGCGTCGCGGCGAATGATCCGACCGTCTGAGCAGGTCAGGTCGTTCTTTGTGGCGTACCCGCTGAAGTCATACGCCATTTTGACCTCCGTCCGTAGGTTCAGTATCGTACTCGTCCTGGGCCGGCGTGGCCTGAGACGGCAATGCGTCCAGCGCCGTGCTGGCGGACGGGTTGATGTTCGCATTCTGCAGGGCGTCCGCACCATCGTCAGGAGCGGGCGGAAGGGACAGGTACGAACGGCCTTCGTTGGACGAGATGACCTCGTCTCGAAGGAGTGTGTCGAGCGCCGAGATCATCTTGGACGGCGGTACCTGGCGGAACGGATCCTTCAAGTACTTGACTCGCTGTCCCTGTGTTCTGGCGGTCTTGGTGAGGAACGTCTGAGTGAACGCGATCGAAATTGCGTCTAGCATCGGTTCAACCGTTCGGTTCCAGTACTGCGCGAGTTCCTCTTCCTTGGCTGTACCGTTGAAGACGTTCTCGGTTACGCCGAGTCGAGCGTAGAGCTCCTTGGTCAGATACTGGATCTGAGCCAGAAGATTGCTCTCCGCCGGACGGTTGAGCTGCGTTATCTTCTCCGTACCGTCAGCGTAGGCGATTCCATACGTCGACTTGGTGAGCTGATCTGAAATCTGGTTCAGTCTGGCGTCGGCTCGCTTCTGCAGACCCTCGGACTTGATGGTGTAGGGCAGCTGTATGATAATATCTAGCTTGCCCGAGTACGCCCTCTTGTCCGCGACATCCAGAAGGGTGAGCTTCTGCGCCAAGCGCTGAAGAGTGGAGTTCGGCTTGTTCATCACCTCGTAGAACGGGTTCTGAATGATGGCCACAGTCCTCTTCGGCAGAATCAGCTCTTCGCGCTCGCCTTTGCGATCGTTATAAAGCCGTACCTTGACGTGGTCCGGATACCACTGCGTCACGTAGCCGACACGCATGGACTTGATCTCGAAGGTATTCGATTCCCTCGGGTTCAGGTCCGTGTCGACAGGTACCACGGCCGCCGCGCCATACTCGAAGCACGTATGGACGATGTCCTGAACGAAGGCTCGCCCGCTCTGGTCCTTGTTCGGCGCGAACTCGAGACAGTCGTTGAGAGACGACGCTCGCTCGAACTCGAAGCGGCCGTTCTCGCCCAGCTGAATATGCCGTATCGGAGTGGCCGCCACGTCGATCGATATGATGTTGTAAAGCGTATTGACGATGGACGAGTCCATGTTGTACACGCTGAGAGGGAGATCGGGTCGACTGGCGTAGGAAGTGCCCAGATTCCAGTCCGGTGATCTGTCCTGATTCGTGAACGCGTTGTAGGCGTGTTTGAGCCTGGACGCGAATGACACCGCCGCCCTCCTTTCAGTCGAATATCTCTCGGTGGACTTTGTATGCGACCCAAGCGTCGAGTAGTGCCGACACGGAGTCGATCTTCTGCTCTCTGCGATCCTTGTACAGCTTGCGGTTGCCGTTGGTATCCTCCAGGGCGATGCAATTACCCATGGTGAACTGCATGATCGCCTGATCGAAGAGAAGCAGACGGTTGAATGCCATATTCTTGATCTCTCCGAGAGGTACGGATTCGGTTTTGGCGCCCTGGACGACTTTCTCGACTCCGTATTCGCCATTCTCTCGAGTCCAGCGCTCCACGAACGCTCGAGCGTTGTACGGGTCGAACCCCATTGCTCGAACGTCGTAATTCTGGTCGAGAATATAGCGATCGAGGTCCTCGTAGACTTCCATCATGTCGAGAACGGTTCCGTCCATGACTTGAAGGGAGCCCTCGTCGAGGAATTCCTGATACTTGCGTCGCAGTGATGCGGGGAGCATCAGGACGGATTTCTCGGAAACGTAGCACCGGGTCTTCACACCGAAACGATCTCCGCTGAGGGGAAATAGGAACGTGAACGCCGTGAAGTCGTCGCCTCGAGATAGGTCACAACCCATGGCGCAGGGCAATTGCCAGAAATCCTGCTTCCTATGCGGAATCGTCTCGTCGTAGGTGAAGAAGTACGTGTACCCCTCCATGGGGAGACCGAATCTCTTAGCCAGGATATCGTTCCTGACGGAAGGGACGTTCTCGGCGCGCTCAACATCTCGAGCATATGTGTCATATGTGACGGTCATGCCGATGTTCGGCTGAGCCTTCGGCCACATGTCCGGATTTCCGACTTCTTTGACGTCGTCGAGGCGGTAGTAGAAGATGGATGTGTGCTCGTCTCGGTATTCCCCTTTAAGGATTTTGAGGAGCTCCATCTTGATGTCGTCGCCGCTGGCGTTTCGGACAGTGCCCTCGGAGGAGACGGCCACAATAAGCCAGTCGTTGACCTTGGATGCTCCCTGTTCGAGAGCTCCGACGACATCCTCTCGAATATCGCCGGAGAGCCACTCATCCACCGTGCAGAGCTTGGGGCGGAGCCCCTGAAGTTTGTCGATAGACATGGGGCGGACTTCGACGATGCTGTTCGTCATGAAGTTCTGGATTCCCTTCTTGGTGGAACAGAGCTTCTGACGATCAGCCTTGGAACCCGTTGTGTTTCGAATCTCACCGTCTGTCAGGAACGAGAACAGCGGACCCTTGCCCCGAGTCATGGCGGTTCGAAGAGGCTGCATGACCTCCTCGGCCTGTTTCATCGTCGGGGCGGTAGTGATTTGTGTGGTCGTGGTGGAATCGATCGTGAGAA